TAAATGCTGTATTAGAAAAGTAACTTTGATCTTTTGTGTACATTTCTAACGCATCTTTTGATCCCTGATATTCGATAAGGGGATCGTTAGTTACAACTACAGAACGAAGAACATCTTTACCTAATTTCCATTTTGTAGCTGCATTTCTAAGACAACGTAAGAAGTTAGCACCTGGCATATAAGGATCAGAAAAGCCATCAAACTCAATAGAGTTTTTAGTTTCGTTAACTTTTACTTTACCTTCGTTTTTCCAGTAACCAGAGAAAACCCAATCCAATGCTCTTAGACATAGATGATCTTCGTCATTTTTTTTCTTTTTACTAGAAAAAAATGCTTTTTGTTTTGCTCCTTCACCAAGAGGATCAGAGTTCTGTACATTTGAACAGAGAAGTCCAGCAGTTCCATGAACTGTGACTTGATAGCTATTAAGTGCCATAATAAAAGTTTCCTTAACGGAGTGAAAGTGTAAATCCTTAACGGACTTTCTAATATTAAACAAATATTATTTAAATGTCAAATTAATATTATTTGTGTTACAAAATGAAAATATTTGGTATAATGAATTTGGCTGTGAGATTTAGCCTAAAGTAGATAGGTTACTTGGAAGGGGCTTATCTACTTTATAATTATTTTGGTAGACGACTTAAGCCCGTGGGTTGTCTACTCCAACTTATGAGTATGTGGGATAACTTGATTGGGGGGTATGTCTACAATAATATTTTGACAAGTAATCGCTTCTGGTGTTCCAGGTTTATATTTAGCTCCCAACCTCGCTTGAGCTGCACATTGTTCTAAACGATAGAGGCTGATTTCCATTTTAGTTTTCTTGATTAATAATCTTTGGGCTTCAATATTTACTGCTGTTGCTTCATGGCAAAGTGCTGGTGACTTACCTAACGGAATATTAAACTGAGCAGATATTCCATAATTTAAATTAAAATTATCTTTTTCAAATCTAGGTATTTCTGAATAATATTTTATCTCACCAGTA